ATCGCCAGTTCAAAACGCATGACAATAAACGGATGCGGATTCGCAAGATGGCTGTGGACTCCGGCTATGCCACCGACTTCGTTTACGTTTATACCAAGCCGCGTCAGCCGCGCGCCGTGGCGACCAAGGGCTACGGCGGCATCGGCAAGCCGCTCATCCTTGGTGCTGGCACGTACACCAAGAACAATCGCGCGCGCCTTCAATTGTTAGGCGTGGACAGCGGCAAGGAGGAAGTTGTCAATCGCCTTACAGTGCCCAAACCCGGCCCGGGCTACTGCCACTTCCCGATGCATCCGAATAAGGAACCCGCGCGCGGCTATGATGAAGAGTATTTCAAAGGCCTGACTGCCGAACGGCGCATTGTGAAAAGTAAAAACGGATTCAAGACCTACATCTGGATCAAGCGGCTAAGCCAGCGCAATGAACCGTTTGACTGCCGCGTGCTGGCACTGGCGGCGCTTACGATGCCATGGAGCGGCATCAACCTGGAAACGATGGGGCGCGACATTCACGAAGATTTGTCGGACGACGTGGAGGTGCCTTACGGCGTGCAACAGCGCAATGAGGAAAGTGAATCGCAGCAGCAATATCCGAGCGACGGGTTCGGCGCACAGAACTTACCGATCTACTAAAGTTGCTTACCAATCGCAGTGACCTTCTCATGATTTTCATTAGAAGGTTGGTGAGCGGGCGGGACGCTACCCCCGCTGTCCGCCGGTTGCTGACTCGCGGACATCCGTACCCTTTGATGGCTCAGCTCTTCGGATGCGTGACTGCTCCCTTCACGCCAGCCGCTCAAAAACTCGTTTAAGCCTAACACGTTTCGTCTCGCCTTGCGCGGTCGTTCTTGTAAGTATCACGTTTATGTTGAAACCAACGAGCATCAAAATTTGTCACGAAACCAAACCGATCAGCATTGCGTTAATCCGTGCCGATAATCCTGGCATCGGCGACAATAAGATCGCGACGATTCAAGTCAGGAGATACGAGGATGAGGACGATGACGAAGCGCACGGCTTCACTCACTGGATTCAGTTATGCGCCAAGACAGACGATACCGAGGGCTATGTGTCGATGATTTACAACTATCATCCGCGTAACGGCTGGTCTTTCGATCGTCGCGCCTATCATGCCTGACCTTCGATTTATTGTGACCGGAACGAACCATACGAGCGCACGAGCTTTCCCGTCTCTCTGCTCGCCCACTGGCACAAGACATCCGCAGCGATGCGTGTGCGGTACACGTTGGTGATATTCTCGCGCGCCAGCAATAAATCGAACACGGCGCGCGGCACAGTGATCTCGATTCGCACATCGCCAACACGCGGTCTTCCTTTCCCTTGCATTTAATTCGCAATAAATCCTCGTTTATTATTGGCGCAAGTGTGCATAGGATGCCGACTCGGAATGGCAGAACAGTTTGATGTCCCGCCGCAACCGCCGGTTGATCCTGTGCCCGAACCGATCGAAGGCGACGTCACGATCCCGTTCACTTGTCCATGGGCGCAGGACAACCTGGCAAAGGCAATGCAGGGAATGGGCGGCGCGAGTGCCGGTGTTTACTCCTACGGTGTCGGCTCGCGGCATCTGCATTACAAGCCAGTGGCAGAACAACTTACGGCCATTAACTACTGGATGAAGATGGTTGAGTATTACTGCGGCGTTGATGCGCTGCCGCCTGCGCTCACCGGCCGCGACACATCTTTCAGGGTGATACCACGTGACGTCTGAACGGCCACTCTTAAACGGAAACGGCAAGCACGACTTGGAGCCGGGCACATTGTTCGACATGGCCGGACAAATCATCACGCCCGACCGCGCACAGGACTTTCAGGATTCATGGTATAGTTCCTACTATGCAGGAGCTTACCATGGGAGCGGAACGGGTTATGGTCATTACGGCGCGAACGTCACCAAGAACGAACTCCGTGGCTGGCTCTGGCGCGGCGGCGACGCAGACGCCGACATTGGCTATAATTCACAGATTCTCCGTGAACGCTCCAGAGATGCTTTCATGGGAATTCCGCTTGCGAGTGCAGCAATTGAGACTCTCGACACCAACGTCATCGGAGAAGGGCTTGTGCCAGCACCGAGCGTTGACGGAGATTTCCTCGGACTGTCCGATGAAGAAACCGCTGCACTTAACAAGGAGATTAGCGACAAGTGGGATTGGTGGGCTGATGATCCGCGCGAGTGCGACTTCGAACAGAAGTATGACTTCTACACGATTCAGCATATCGCTTACCAATCAATGCTGCTCTCGGGCGATTGCCCGGTGCTCTATCCGCTGACTACGCGCCCGAACTCGATGTTCGATTTGCGGTTGCGCATCCTGGAATCCGATCGCATCCGAAACCCAATGCCGTTCGATGTTTACAAAAACATTTTCAATGGCGTGGAGATGAGCGACGACGGCGAGCTGATTGCTTATCACATCGCCGAGGTTCACCCACTGGCCATACTTCGGTTTCGTTACATGGGGGTTGTCACGGTGCCTGGGCGGACATTCCGTGTAACGCCTTTCGGTGGCGACACAGGCAGACGGAACATGGTGTTGCTTATTCGGCCAGAGCGACCCGAGCAACGTCGCGGAGTGCCGATTTTGTCTGTCTGCCTGGAATTACTGAAGCAACAAGGACGTTATGTTGATGCCACGGTGCTCGGCGCGGTGATACAGAGTTATTTCACGGCCTTCGTCACGAGCGATTTTCCTGATCCGACAATCTTCAACGAACTGTTAAGCGAGCGGCAGAAGCGGCAGATCATTAATTTCAATCCTTACAATATCCAGTTGGGACCCGGCATTGTGAACTTTATGCGCCCCGGTCACGAAGTGAAGTTCTCTAATCCCACGCAACCGCAACACACGTTCGGCGAGTTCACGATTGCGGTTGCCAAGTTTGTTGGCTCTGCGCTCGGCATCCCTTACGAAGTTTTACTGAAACAATACAACGCTTCTTATTCGGCATCGCGCGCTGCGCTTCTGGATTTCTGGAAGCGCGTGCGTAAACACCGCAAACAGGTGATCACGCAACTGTGCCAGCCGACTTACGAGGAATGGCTGACAGACGCTATCAGTCTCGGGCGCATCGAAAAGTTCAAAGGCAACTTTGACGATCCGCTGGTGAAGCGTGCCATGTTGCGTTGTGTCTGGTCGGGTGCAAGCGCAGGCTCGCTCGATCCAAAAAAGGAAGTGGAAGCTGCCGATCAGCGCGTGCGTGCTGGATTCTCCACCATCGAGCGTGAAGCCGCTGAACTCAACGGCAGCGACTATCGTGAAAACATACGGCAACAGTCCATGGAGAAGACCCAGTTCGAGGACGCCGAGCTGGTGTTCCCGCCGTATCGTCCGCTGGCAGGAATGGCAAGCGGCATTACTGCACCGCCAACACCTGAATCAACCAAACCCGGCGAAGCAGTCCAGCAAGAGGGCGCAGGTGGCGCGGAGCAGGAGCCGGTGCCTGGTCAAACACCATCCAAGCCCTCAGCATCGCCAGTGCCTGTCGCGTCACGATCAAAGCGAAAGATCAAGGGAGGGTCCGGCGCGCGAACAGGATTAGGAATGTTGAACTGGCCGGAAGCACCAGCGGGAGGTTCCACGTATGAATGAGTTCTACCGATTCCGGTGCGAAGCCGATGCGACCGATGCCGAGTTACTGATCTTCGCCCAGATCGGCGACTTTGAAGAGATGGGCGAAGTCAGCGCGAAAGCGTTTGCGCGTTCACTGTCCGATCTGCCGAAGTCAGTGAAGCGACTCGACATTCACATTAACTCCCCAGGAGGTTCGCTGTTTGAAGCGTCTGCCATCTACAGCCGACTCGCGGATCATAGGTCGGAGAAGATTGTTTACATTGATGGTCTTGCTGCGTCGGCTGCGTCGATTGTGGCAATGGTTGGTCATAAGATTTACATGCGCGCGAACTCGACAATGATGATTCATCTGCCGCAGGGCATTTCAATCGGGAACGCCGACGATATGCGCAAGATGGCCGCCGCATTGGACACCGTAAGCGAAGGGATGATGAACGTCTATTGCAAGCGCACCACCATGCCGCGCGACGAACTGCGCGCAATGCTCGCCGCCGAGACGTGGATGAGTCCGGAGCAGGCCGTCGAAAAAGGATTTGCAGATGAAGTGCGCGGCGTAGTGAAAGCCGCGGCCTCATTTGATTTAACAAAGTTCCATTACAAGAACATACCAACCATAGGAGTAACCATGCCAAATATAAACGCAGCAGTAGCAACCGATGACGAGCCGAAACCGATGCCAGCGCCACCGAGTCCCCCGCCACCGAGTCCCCCGCCACCTCGGCCAGTGCCCAGACCAATGGTAGCGAAAAAAGATGACGACGATGACGACGACGATGACGACGATGACGACATGGAAAAAATGGAAAAAAAAATGAAGTCGAAGAAAAAAGCCAAAGCGTCATTCGAGCAAGGCGTGCAGCAGGAGCGCGAGCGTGTGGCGGCGCTGCAAAAGCTCGATCGTCCGGCCACGCACGCGATCATCACGGCTGCGATCACAGAGGGCAAAACGGTTGCGGATATTACCGATCAATTGTTCGACGCAATGGACAAAAGCAGCAAGCAAGCTGCGCGCAGAGTCGATGCGTCAATTCTCAGCGGCATCCCGCCGAGCACGACTGATATTCCCGATCAGGACCGCGGCACGCCCGGATTCGGCGCACTCATCAAGGAGAAAGTTCAGGCGCGCATTAAAAACCGGAGGCTGCCGATTCACAGCCGCAATTAACAACCAACCAACCGAAGGCAAGGAGTAAAAACATATGGGAGTAAGAAGCACATTAGGATACGCCAATCTGCTCGGCTCGACCGAGGATCCGGATTGGAAAATTTACCGTTATCCGTTCACACCTGGTGGCGGCGTCACGCTTGCCACTTTGTTTGCCGGAGCGGTCGTTTATTTCGACGCTACTCGCGCGAACCTATTGCCGGGGCTGGCTGCGAATGACGCGCAGCTAGACGGCATTGTCATTGATCTGCCCGATCAGAGTTCGGAAGGATTCACGGTCGCTAACGCCACCTTTGCTGATGGCGTGTACACAGCTGGCAGTTTAAATCAGCTGACCAGCGCCAGCGCAGCGTTCACCAGCAGCGACGTTGGCAAGGTCGTCACAGCCGGTGGCACAGTTACGCTGCCGCCTAACACGGTCATTCTGTCGGTGCAAAGCGCGACGCAAGTAACGCTGTCAAATGCCGCCAGCGCGGCCGGCACCGCACAATCATTTACGATTGTCGGGCGCACTGTCACGGTCACGCCAACGGATCAGACCATCGGTGTCGCTATCAATGGCACGTTCGACTTCAACCAAATCAAGTATGCGGACGGCAGCGCGACCATTAGTGCAGCTGGCCAGGAGCGGCTGGCTGTCATGGGAATCGTGCTGGACAAGGCAGTAATTTCCGGACCGTTTTCACCCTGATTTCACCCTAAAAACAACACAAAAGGAGATAAGAAAATCCTATGTTACAGAACCCAAATTATGAACCTAGGACGCTGTTGGAAGCGTTCGACGTTGGACCGATCGCGCATACGTTCCTGCGGGACACTTTTTTCGCTGCGCGCGAATATCCGCCCACCTCACTTGTTGAGTTCGACTTCAGACGTGGCCGCCGCAGGATGGCTCCTTTTGTTGCTCCACTTGTCGGTGGCAAAGTGATGGAGCGTATGGGTTACGAGACGCGCTTCTTCAGAGCACCGCGCATTGCGCCTGTGCGCAACCTGCGCACCGCAGACCTTGAGGCGCGTCTGCCCGGCGAGACGATCTACCAGGGTCGTCAGGCAGCCGATCGTGCGGCTGACCTCCTCGCCGAGGACGCAATCTACCTCGATGAAGCTATTACCCGCCGCGAGGAATGGATGTGCCGCAATGTTCTCATCAATGGCAGCATCGCGGTGACAGCCGACAACGGCTACACCGATTACATCACCTACCTGGAATACGCCACGCCGGGGCAGGGCAACATGGGCGTTGGCCCCAGTCCCGCGCCGAACGTGAGCGTGACCAGCAACCATTATGTTCCAGCCACATTCTGGAATGACACCACGAACGCTGATCCACTCAATGATCTGGAGCTGGCAAGGTTGCAGGTCATCAAGCTCTCCGGTATCAGTCCCAACGTTGTGCTGATGAGTCAGGACACGCGACAGGCGTTCCTCAATAACCAAAAAGTTTACAACTTTTTCCACAACCGCAGGTTCGAGTTCGGTTTGATCCAGCCGATCATTCAAGACGAAGCGGTAGTGTTGATCGGCCGTATACCAGGTTTAGAGATCTACACCTATGCGGAATATTTCGAAGACGACTTCGGAAACCTGTTTCCGATGATTCCGCCGGGTCTGGCGATCATGGCGTCGACCAATCATCAGAACAAGATCGTTTACGGTGCGTTCACTCAGCTTGAGGATGCACGCGCGCAGCGCTTCGTCACTTATCAGACGGCCAGGATTCCGTTTGTGTATGGCGATGAACAAAATGGCCATTTGTTTTACAGGCTGACCAGTTGCCCGCTACCGATGCCGCTGGACATTCTCGGCATCTGCATTGTGCAGGCGATGAGTGGCGCGGGTGTTGGCCCATACGACGTCACGGACGCCAAGTTCGCTGAGGACAGTAGCGCGCCCAAAGTTGGTGACGAAGATCGTGGACCACAGAGTGCCGAGCACGAAGCGTCACACAAGTCCTCTCATAAAGGACATAGCAAATGAGCGGATTTAAGATTTTGCTGCTGCTTGGAGCCATCGCGTTCCTGATCGGGGCTTTGCTGCCGGTTCTTCAGACCGGCGGCGGGCCTCGTGCGATTGGCTGGCAAAATCTCGGACTTGGCCTTGTCACGTTGGCATTCTTTATCGGAGCACATTAGCCGTGAGTTTGCGCGACCAGTTCGTTCCCGATCTCGACCGGGTGTTTATGAACATCCTGGAGTTCGCTACGACGCGCGAGTTCCGCATCGGTGACGGGGCAGGCGGCTTTATCATATTCACGGCTCCGGTGGTTTGGGACAAGGATGCAGTGAAAATGCAGCCGGTCGTGACGATTCACGGCGTCTTCATGGGCGATGTCCGCTGTTATATTGAGCACAAGTATCTGCCGCGCGCACCGGTGGCGGGTGAGCTGATTTATTCGCCCGCCAATCAGCCATGGGAAGTGCTCGATTGCACGGACCAGGAATCACTTTACGAACTTTCGCTATACGCTCACCGCTCACAGCCTTCGATGTATGGTCGAAATTGAACTCGATGCCAGCGCAGTCGCAAAATTGATCGGCGTAATCGGCCAAATCAAGAACGGCATTTCACGCGTGATGGTGCCAGCAATCAATACCTCAGTTACGCACGGGCGCACAGTTCTTAAACGCGAGATTCGCAAAGAGTATACAATCAAGGCGCGAGACATTCCGACAGATGTTCACTATGCAACTCCAGAGCATCTCGGCGGCTCGGTTACCGTCAGGTCTGGGATGCTCGGCCTGGAGAAATTCAAATACACACCTAAGAACCCGCCAAAGCATCCGCGCATGGTGCGTGCCGAAGTGCGCATTGGCAAGGGTGGCAATCTGCCGCACGCTTTCGTTGCGAGAATGCCGAACGCGCTCGTCGGTATTTTCACGCGTGTCGGCAAAACGCGATTGCCAATCAGGCGGCGATTGGCAATAGGCGCATCGATCATGGCGAGTCAGCCGCGCGTGCAGGACATAGTCGGAAAAGAAATGGCTTCGACGCTGGTCAAGCGCATCAATAGTCAGGTTGAACGTTTGCTTGGTAGTGTGAAAAAGAAGTAAGCGATATGCCGCCGACCACTCTCTATAAACAACTCGATACGGGCCTGCGCATCCATACGGCGTATGACCTTGAAAACAAGCTGGCTGCTTTCATTACGCAGCTGTTCACGGACACCTACCTGCTTGATAATCCGAAAGTTAATTTCTTCCAGACTTCGGAAGTCAGCGGAGCGCAACCGCCGACTGTTCGCTATGTCGGCGCAAACTCGCGCTTCGTTGATTGCAGCCCCGACTACGGCGTCCGGCTGGAGGTCTTTAATCCCACCACGCAACAGTGGACCGAGATGGTGCGTTATGTTTATCCGCATCCTTAGCGTGCTTATGGCTACTGCGACCATTTCGTTCGGGCAGGGCAAGGTGAGCGTGCCGACCGAATATCACGGCACGCAGACGTTCTATGATACGCTGCTTATGCCCAGAGGTTCGACGCTGGATGTCACAGGCGCGACGGTGATTGGCGGCGGCAGCAGCGCTGTCCAAAGCGTCTTTGGACGCACAGGCGCGGTAACGGCGCAGAGCGGTGATTATCTTGCATCACAGATAACCAATGCCGTCGACAAGACCGCTGCGTATCCCGATCCAGTCTGGATCACTTCACTGTCTTACGCGAAGATTACGGGCATCCCTACTCCGACCCCGACGCCTACACCTACGCCGACCCCTACACCTACGCCGACCCCGACGGCGACCCCGACACCGACGCCGACTCCTGTGGTATTTCCCGTGACAAGCGTATTCACGCGCACCGGCGCTGTCACCGCGCAAGCCGGGGATTACGCTGCGTTCTATGCGCCGTTGCCGCTTCCTACGCCACCGGTAGCAAGCGTGTTCAGTCGGACAGGCACAGTCACTGCGGCTGCGAATGATTACACGTTCGCCCAGATCGGTTCCAAGCCTACTACACTAGCAGGTTACGGTATCACTGATCCGGTTGTGCTGACGAGCGGAAGTTATTCGAACCCGGCGTGGATTACCACGCTTGCATGGGGCAAGATCACCGGAGCACCCAGCTTCATTACCGGCAACCAGACGATCACGCTCACTGGCGATACGACAGGCAGCGGCGCAACGGCGATCACGACTACTACGAGTGCGGTCAACGGCGTCACTTATCCGGCCAATCCATCCGTAGGCACGTATCCGGTTGTGACCAGTACGAACACGGTCACGTATCAGCCGACGCCTGCTCCATCTACCGGCACGGTGTCATGGGTCGCGCTTTCCAGTCCTTTCAACCTGCTTAATCAAGTCGGGCTGCAACCACTCTTTGGCGGGACTGGCGGACCGCTTGCCAACGGCGCGATTACGTTAGCAGCGAACACTACTTATAGATTTAAGTGCGTCGCTAATTTTACTGGTCTAAGCGTCACCACTTCTGGATTACAATTTGGATTTGGTGGTACGGCTACCGTTCAAAATGTTCTCTACGTGTTAAATGGAGCCAAGGCTAATAATACAGTTGGGGGTGCTACAGCTTACTCTACGACTGCCGCTTCAACGCTTATTATGGCGGGAACCACGAATGCCAATTGTGCCTTTGACCTCAATGGCATGATCCGAATTACTACAGGTGGCACTCTTATACCAGAGATAGGCATGCAGAATGCGTCAGCAGGAGTAGTTACTACGGACACGTTTTTTGAAATCTGGCCCATAGGGAGCAACACTGCGACAAGCGTAGGGAACTGGAACTAATAATGAACACGCGCACGACCATACCGCCGGATGGCCCGATCGTTTCGTACGATCCGACTGAGCGGGCGCAGACGCTCACCGGAAAGGTGCCGCCGCAGGTGTTCCGCGGCCGTGTCCCGCGCACTGTGACGGGCGCGGTGGACTTTGACAAGCTGCCAGACTTTCCTTCGATCACCGTGCAATCCATCGAAGCAAAGATCGAACCGCTGGTGACGCACGTAACTGTCCGCATCTTCTTTCACGCTTACGATGAAAACCCAAACAGCCAAGGTTACCTGGACGTCATAAACATGATCGAAGTGGTCTCACAGGCTCTCACCAGCTACGGGCAGAAAGGCATAAATGATGCCTATCCGATCGTGATGCCGATTGAGTGGAAGCTGATCGAAGAGCACACCTTCCCGCATTACATAGGAGAGATGATTACCAGATGGGAGCTGCCAAGCGCGCGCCCGCTGCCGGACTACGATGATCTGTTCCCGATGATTCCGGCAGAACATCTCGATGTTGTAGCATCGGAATCCACGACAGATTTTAGCGCATTATGGAACGGATCATAGGTCAGGTCATTTACGCTGGGCCAACTGTTGGGGCTGAACTGCCTTACGGCAAGATTTACCTCAATGGCGTTGATGAGAGCATTTACAATCTCATTGCAGCCTGTCCGCCAATCGGATCATTGTTTGTTACGCCCGCCGAGTTTCTACTTGTCAGGCGCGAACTCAATCTGGATTACGCGCGAAACATGCGTGGCAGCAGCGGTAGATACGTGCAATTCTATCGTGCTGTGCAGCAGTGGTTAGCTACCAGAGCCAGAGAAACCAAAGCACCTAAACCAAAAGGAGTGAAAGTAAAATCCCATGCCAGCACGAGCCTTGTCCCGATAAAGGCCAGCAATTAAATTGCGCTATGCACCAGCACGATACTAATGGACGATTCGCGGTAATTCATGGTGAAAGCCGAACGGTTCTCGCCGCTGCAAGGGTTGAGTTTAACGCATGGGCAGCGATGCAAGGGCGCTGTTACAATCCGAGTAATGCGAAATTCTCTAGCTACGGCGGGCGCGGTATCAAGGTTTGCGAACGTTGGCATAGATACGAAAATTTTCTCGCTGATATGGGGCGACGACCAGAAGGCAAAACTTCAATCGGTCGCATCGACAATGACGGTAATTACGAGCCATCGAATTGCCGCTGGGAAAACGCAAACCAGCAGGCAATGAATCGGCGATCAACAAAACTTTCTATCGCTCAAGTTCATGAAATTCGGATTCTACGGGCGCGGGGCTATTTGCTGCGCGAACTGGCAGCCGAGTTTAACGTGAGCATCCATGCAGTGCATCACGCAATCAAAAATCAAAACATAGGAGAATAACACAATGCCATCTTTAGGCCCCTTCCCTCACGGAGTATCGTGGCGAGACGTCCCAACTAGCGTAATCAGTCCCGTTGCAGCCTATCCCGGCATGAACGTTGTGGTCGGCAGCGCGCCGCTCTGGATGACCCCAAACGGCAAGCAGTATCTCAACGTGCCACGCATTTACAACAGTTATCAGCAGGCAGTGGCGGAGCAGGGCTACTCGACCGACTGGGCTACGTACGATATCTGCGAGCACATCGACAGCGTATTCGTCGAGTTCGGTGTGTTCCCCGTGACTTACATTGCCGTCAATGACGTGTTCACGGGCGCGACTGCGCATCCGGCATCGCCCTTCACACTCGTAGGCGGTCAGGTCGATACCGGATTGCAACTCATCAATGACGCGACCTTGATTGTGTCAGGCGCGACAGGAACGCCGATCTACGTCAATGGCACGGACTATCTGCTTTCGCTCGCAGGTCCGCATACCACAACACCTTATTACACATGGGTGGTGACGCGCATCGCCACCGGCGCGATCCCGAGCAATACGTCAACGATAGAAGTGGCTGGCAATATTCCGGCAACGACGCCTGTTACAGCCTCGATCATTATCGGCGGCGTGAATGTCAGCACCGGCCAGAACACGGGTTTGCAATGCGTCGAGGACGTGTTCCAGAAGACAGGTTACGTTCCGGGCGTGATCATTTGCCCTGCGTGGTCGCATGATCCGACGGTCGCAGCAGCGATGGAAGCAAAGTGCGAAAACATCAACGGCTGTTTCGCCTGCACCTGCATAATTGACGTGGACATGACCGCTTGCCATAAGGCGACGGATGTACTGCCATGGAAGACCACCAACAATATTGTGTTCCCGCGTCAGGAACTTTGCTTTGGCATGCCGACACTGGTCGGCGCGATCGTTGGCGCGCCGGGAAGCACGACAACCGTGACGAAGAAGTATCACTTCGCATCGCAACAAGGGCCGCTTCTGCAATGGACGGATACTTACAAAGGTGGTGGGATGCCGTATTGCTCGCCTTCGAACAAGAACCTGCGAATGAACTCGCTCCAAGACGCGACTGGCGCGGAGGTCCCGATGCACCTTTCTGACGCCAATATGTTGAACGGTCAGGGGGTAATCACCGCGCTCAACTTCGTCGGTGGGTGGCGCAGTTGGGGCAACCGCACCTCGTCTTATCCTTCCGATACTGATGTGCATGATATGTTCATTCCTGTGCGAAGAATGTTCGATTACATCGGCAACACCGTAGTGCTGACCATCTGGCAGGAAGTTGACGAGCCAGGCAATCGTCGGCTCATTGATGCGGTTGTGAACTCGCTACAGCTTTGGCTCGACGGTATTACCGCCACGGGCGCACTGATCGGCGCATCAATTGCGTTCAACCAGAGCGAGAACGCGACTACGGAGATTCTCAATGGCCACTATGTTTTCCATATCTACATCGCGGTGCCGACGCCAGCCGAATGGCTTGACTTCCGCATCGAGTACTGGGTTCCATACATCGCAAATCTCTGGACAGGGATAATCTAAGGAGGATTAACAAATGCTACTGCCAAATCATGTAACCAATTACTCAATCTTCAAAGACGGCCGGCGCCTGCTCGGGTGCGGCAATGTCACGCTGCCTGACTTGAAAAACCTGGAGGATCCGCTTAAGGGCAGCGGCATTTTCGGCGAGATAGGCATGCCCGTGCAATGCCACTTTCAGCCGTATTCATTGAAGATTACTTGGCTGACTATCATGGATTACGCGCTGTTCTCAACGCTACAGGATGGCGCGAACCTGGATTGCTGGGCAGCGATGCAATCGCACGACAGCTCTACCAACAAGATCATTCACAACGGCTGGCGATTCATCTGCGGCACAGCGCCTAAGGGATTCAACTTCGGCAAACTCGAGATCGGCACGAAGCAGGAGTGCGAGACCGAATACGAACTCATTAGTTATCGCATTTTGTACAATGATGTGAACGTGCTCCAGATTGATAAGGAGAACGGCATCTGTCGCTGGTGGAACGGTCAGGCGCTCGAAGACGAAGCGTTGCCCATCCGGCAACTGATTGGGTTGACCTAGCCGCAAAAGTGACGGACAAAATGCGGCATGAACAACAACGATGACGACGTCACAGCAACAGAAGAAGTCAACCGCCTCGCACAAGCCGCTGACGCTGAAGCAGAATATCTCGAACTGAGAGTGGAGCCTGCGCAGCCGCCGCGCCTGCTCAGGTTCGATGAACCATTCGAGTTCGACGGTCAGAAGTATAAGCAACTGATCTTCGACTGGGACAGCCTCATCGGGAAAGATTTCCAGCGCGCCGAGAGAACGTTCACCAAGCTTTACAAAGCTGACAGGAACGAAGTGGTGTTGCCAGAGATGAAGCACCTCTACCAGACCATTCTCGCCGCACAGGTGGCGAACGTCCCGCCCGGGCTGATAATGAAACTACCGCGCCGTTATTACATAGCGGTGAGGAACGAAGCCCTAAAAGCCTGTGGCAGCTCACCGGAGGAGGAGAAAGTATAACCAAACTTCTGCGCTCGATCGTACTGCGGTTGGCGCGGGAGACTGGCGGTGGTATCCAATTCTGGCTGGAGTTGCCGATCTTCGAACTGTTAAAGTACATAGCGGAACTCAACCTGCAGTTGCAGCAGGAACGCGACGCCACGGCACAAAAGGTGTGATCGTATGAATCAACACCAGTACCAAGTTCAATTCCTGGTCGGCGCAAAGCTGCTGAGTTCGTTTGATTCGGCCATGCGTCAGGCGCAGGCGCGCATGAAGGCGTTGCAGCGCACCGCGAAAGAAACATCGGAAGCGGTCAAGCTGATCGGCTCGGCAATGAAGACCGCGCTTGCTGGTGTCGCGGCATTCGCAGCAGGCGCGGTGTTCAAAAAGATATTTACAGGCGCGTTTGATGCCGCTGCCGAAGCGCAGGAACACGCGCTCGCGCTGACCAACGAGTTCTACCTTCACATGAAAAAGCAGGGGCGCGACGCCGCTGCCGCCCAAGCCGACATGCTTGAAGACTACAATCGACGGCTGGCACAAACCGGCGTGATCTCCAAAAGCATTTACGATACCATGGCAGTTAGCCTTTCAAAGATTGGCGAAAGCCCTCGCCAGATCGCAGAATTAGAGCCGGTACTGGCCGACGTATTGGTTCACGCACGTGGGATTCGCGCCAGCACTGAGGATGCGAAAGAACTTGGCGACACACTGGTCAAGGTCGCAAAAGGCGGTCGGGCGATGGCATTGAAGCAGTTCATTCCGATAGGCCCAAGCGAGATGGCGCGGCTCAGAGCTTACAAGGACGATTGGCGCGGCGCGCTGTATTACATCACCTACTTGATGAAGAAATACCAGGGCTTCAATGATGCGGCTGCGCGGACGCCGCTCGGTCAGATTCAGAGGATGCGGAATCTGTTCGATGAACTATCCAAGAAAATCGGCAGGGAGATGCTGCCAGCGCAGGCTGACATGGCCAAGGCATGGTCGGACGCACTGCCGGACATTGAGCCCGTGATTTTGGACGCGATGAGGGAACTAGCCACTCTCATAACATGGATTACCAGAGAGGCTGTTGCGCTGGCACAGCGGCTTGAAATGCCAGAGGTCGCAAAGGTGTGGCACGAAATCGGTGACACGTTTAAAGAGTTATGGACAACCCTTGGCCTCGAATGGCCCCAGTCCGGATTCTTCGGAAGGCTGCTCGGCGGGGCGATCGTTCGCTCGCTTAAAATCCTCAACACCGAACTCAAGGTTCTGGTAAAGCTGATGGAGGCGCTGGCAGCGGTCGTGAAGAAACTTCCGCCCGTGTTGATCGGCAGTTTCATCGCCAAACACTTTGGAATAAATAGAGACGTCGGAAGAGCCGCTCCAACGGCTCTAGCAACGATGCCGCCGATTCCACCTCAGTACGCGAGTAATCCGGTGTTGCGTGAAGCATACCTGCAAGGTGCTGCGCCGGGTGTTGCCGCTCCCTCAGCTCTTCCAACGCCAGCATACGCAGCTCCAGGCGGCGCTGGTTATGGACCGCAAACAGCACCGCCAGCACCGCCCGTGACGAGTGCGCCGTGGGCTGCGCCTGTGAGTCGCGTACCAGCGATTCCAGCCACGCCAACAACGACTATCCTAGGCGCTGGAGGCGGCCCAGCTGGAGGCGGCGCTGGTTATATTCCAGCTGGCGCAACAATGTCCTACGGTGGTGGGGAATCCTCGCTCGGCCCGCGAGCTACCGCTGGCGCGACGTTATACGGCAAATTGCTGACGCAATTCAGACAATACCCGCCGCAAGGTCTGCCACCCGATGCTGCACGATTTGGCATTGTCAAAGGGACGCCTGAGGAATGGGCGCGCTGGGGCGTCTCTGTCGCGCACGCTGAATCTGGTTTCAATCCAAGATCGACAAATCTGAGTGACCCGGGCGGATCGTTTGGCGTCTTTCAATACTCGCACGGGCAGGCTTACGGGAACGCCTATGACGTTGACAAGTCAGTTGCAGCTTTTGTGCGCGATGCAAACTCTGCTGCTGGGTCAGCGAGCATACGCGGAAGCATTCTGGGCAAACGATTTTCAACCATTGGAATGCACCCCGATGTGGGAACCGCATACCTTGGTCAGGCGCAACAAATCGCGGCTGCACAAGCTGCTGCTGCGCCAGCTGCGAACGCACCGCCGCCGTTGCTGGCGGCTGCGTATCAGCAGGGCGGCATCGCGCTGCGGCCGCAAATCGCTGCACTGGCTGAACGCGGTCCAGAAGCGATCCTGCCGCTGGGCGGTCGCGGACCCCTTTCAGTCTTAGGCGGTCTGTTGGGCGGAGGCAGTCGCGGGAGCGGCATATTCAACTTGCATCACGCGCCCGAGATTCACATTCATGGCAATGCAGATGAACACGCCATGGGACGGATGAGCACAAGGTTGCGCGATGCGGCGCGCGAGTTCATTCGCGAGTTTCAAGCTGCACAGCGCCAGGAACGTCGGTTAAGTTACGAATCCGGTTACGGTAGTTAGAGATTATGTTTGCGTAGAGCGGTTATGGCTAATGGGACGACATACGCACAACCAATTCCACAGGGCGCGAGCATATATGTGTCCGTGCAGGATGATTGGTGGGACCTGATTGCGCTCAAGGTGTACGGAATGCGTCGCGGCGACGAACTGCTCATGTACAAGTTGCTCGAAGCCAATTATGAACTTCGCGACATCTGTAATTTTCCTGCCGGTGTTCAGGTGATTGTGCCCGTGCTGCCGCAAAAGACAGCCATTCCGCTTGTCCCATGGACGAGCGCAAATGTGGTGGTCACATGATAATTCAGGTCCGATCAGCGCGGCCACAGATCATCCTGAACGGGGAAGACTTTTATTCACAGCTCGCGCCGTATCTGCTGCACTTCGAATACACCGACAGCTGCGACGGACAGCACGCCGACGATTGCCAGTTCAGTCTCGCTGATCGCGACAGAAAATTCATCAATGAATGGATGCCGGCCCCAGGCGCGACGCTGGGCGCGAAGATTCAAGCTGAACGCTGGTTCGGCCCGAACGCGGCTACGCTCGCGCTGGATTGCGGGACGTTTTACATCGATTCCATCGAGTTCGATTTGCCGCAGCACACGGTGCATGTGAAAGCGAACTCGATTCCGAATGACGCGCACGGCAAGGTTTCAAACGAGACAAGGGGCTTCGAGAACAAGTCGCTTCAAGACATTGTATCGCAGATCGCAGGGGAGAATCATCTTGAGCCGAAGTTTCTAGCCCAAAAGAATCCGATGTATGATCGCGTCGAGCAGGTGCAGCAGAGCGCGTTCCAGTTTTTGAGGCGGCTCGCTGAGGACGCCAAGCTCGAAATCAAGATCGCGCGCGGACAACTGTGGCTTTATGATCCGCTAACGCTCGACCAGCAGCCGTCCAGTTTCACGCTGGTATATGGCGACGGCGCGGCAGGCGCAGACACGCAGACCTATCGGATGAGCAGCGGCAGATTTCGCCTGCAAGTGACCGATCTTACTGCATCGACGGTCGTGTCCAATACTGACATCGAGACAGGCGATACTTCACAGCGGCAGTTTGATTCCAATTCTCTTTTGCAGGGAACAGGCGTGGGTGCAGGCGAATCGCTGATGAACCCGTCCACATGGAAGGATAATCTCAACTGGAACAGCGACGTGAAATCGAGCGACAGCGGAAGCGGATCGCCACAGCTTTTTGATGGGACAGGTGGTTTGCAATACTTCTCCAGTGACAGCGCGGAAGCCGACGCGGTGTTGACCAAGGCGCAGGCCAAGACGCGTGATAAGAACAAGCGCAGGTACGAATCGGACATTGAACTTTCCATTGGCAACCCGTTAATCGCTTCTGGTCAGACGTTCACGCTATCGGGCTGCGGCCAGTTTGACGGCATGTGGTTCATCGAGCAGGCGCACCATGTTCTCTGCCCGATGTATGACACGAGGATTCACGTCAGACGCACGCTGGACTATTAGTTATGGGCAAAAATCTCTTAGCCGATACCGATTACACTGACGGGCGTGATCAACGGTTTGTGCATGCAGTTGTAATTGGCAAGGTCTCCAAGCTGGAAGTAAGCGAGAAAGGCGCGAACATGCGCGTCATCATGCCGGATAAGATCGATCACACCGGCAACCCGCTCATCACCAAGCCTGTGCCGATGCTGCAAATCTCAGCTGGCGGTAAAAAGAGTTTCGCCATGCCGCGCGTCGGGCAGAACGTGTTGATGGTAAAACTGCCCAATTCAACGTCGAGTTACGCTGCGATAGGACATTTCTACACAACCAAGGTGCCACCGCCCGTGACGGATCCGATGGTTGATTACTGTGAATGGGAAGGCGGCCACAGCGAGAAATTCGACGCTAACAGCGGTGCCGATCCGTTTCTGACGCAGGATTTCAAAGGCGGCTGGAAAGCGACGATTGCCAAGGCCGTCAACATCGCCACGACTGGCGGCGCAGCGATCAACTTGACAAGCGACGGTGATACGAACATCAAATCAAATTCCGGCAATATCACCGTGAACGCGCCGAGTGGTACGGTTACGATCGAGCAGCAGAACATCACGCTCAAAGGCACTGTCACCATCCAGGGCAACATCAATCACACCGGCAACATGACCACCAGCGGAGTGCATATTGACAGCCTTGGCCATCATACTAACGCCGTTGCGCTGGAGGAACGAATCGCTGCACTGGAAGCGCGCATTGCTGCGCTGGAGGCATGACGCAAGATGGAAGAAGGCACATACGGCTCGATTATCTTCGGCAGGAAAAATCAGCGTATCCATACGTTCTATGAAATCCTGCGGGACTACAAAGGGCGCTTCGGCGCGCACATGGTTCACTTGCGCAAGCCGCTTCTGGAATGGGCTGGGAACGATCTCATTAAAATTGATATGCGATTCAAGCTGAACGCGGCGTGGTGTGGCGATCCGAATGTGATCTTGATAGAGTGGCATTTTCTGCTGGAAGGCGGATATGCTGCGCCGCTCATCATCGGTGGCAGACCGATGGCTCCCGACCAATCGCTGTTTGTGATCACAGAAATGAAGGAAAATCACAAGCACTGGCTCACGGGCGGCAGATTGATTGCAGTCGAGCTTGATGTTCATTTTGAGGAATACATTCCGTTTGCGGAATCGGGCGCCGCGCTATCGCCAACTGGCATACCGGGATTTGGCTGATGGCGATTACTCAAACAATTCCAACCGCGGCCGGCGCTTATACACCGCAGCTGGGCGCAAACTGGCGACTGCAATTCATCGAGCCTGACGGATTACCGCTGACGATGGCGGGTTTGGAAGAAATCGATTTCGGCGCAATCAGCTACAAAGAGATTTTCCAAAACGTTAAAACCATTCTGGCGACGGCGCTTTACAGCGCGCCACTGGAGCGAACGCTAGGGCTAGACCAGACGATCGTGGACACCCCGATAAATAGCACAGGGCCGCTAACCATAGCGATACTGGCCGCAGTCAATCAATGGGAGCCGCGTTGCTCTGTCATGAATATCAATTTTGAAGCCGACGCGATCAATGGGCATCTGGTCCTTCTCTTGCAATTAGACATTAAGAACGTGATTTATCAGACGAACACACCTTATGCAGTCAATAGCATCACACCTCAACCACAGCAGCAGCAACTACCTCCTGATATGAGTACTACACCAATTCCTGGCCCGCCGGGCCCTCCCGGCCCACAAGGCCCGCGCGGAAGCTTGTGGTATGTAGGGAGTACAGATCCCGGCCCCGGTCTCGGCACGCCACAGAACCCAGTGCAAGCGCAAGATATGTATCTGAACACGACAACCGGCGATGTTTTCCAATTTACTTCTGCGAGCAGCACCGTTGCTAGTCGTTGGGCGAAAATCAAACAAGGAAACAAGTATAATGTCGTGGACGAACGTCGCTAACATCACAGGGCCACCAGGCAGTGGCGGCGGCGGCACGGATGTCGCCAGTCTGTCTCTGCCTAATGTTTTCCAGAGGGAAGATACGTTTTCTGGAATTCGGTTTGGGGATATTACCCTAGTCACTGCTGGCACGTACACCGCTCTTCCGACTGATTGCGTTATATTGTGTGACTGCACAACCAGTGACGTAATAGTTAACCTGCCGCCAGCTGTGGGCAACGGCCAGAGCTATCGAATCCGCAGGATAGATTCTTCGACTAATCAGGTTCGTATTCGGCCAGCTACAGGGGAAACGATAGACGGTATCACAATGGTCGCCTTGATTGATATTCAGGACCGAGTTCTAATCACGGACATCTTACCGCAGCTTTGGGATTTAGCGACCCCTCTCACGCTAGCCGATACCGCGGAACCGAATACATTTCCACAGCCCACAACACTTAAGGGGTTACGCCTTGGATCACCACTAACGAAAACCGACGACTATGTGGTTCAATCTACCGATACAGAGATTTTAGTCGATTGCTCTGTCTTAAATAAGGACATCAATATTACATTGCCTCTAGCGAATGCCACCGGGCAGCTTCTCCATATCAAGAAGATCGATTCCATTGCACGAAACGTTATCATAAGTACCCAAGGTTCTCCCCCTGACCTCATCGATGGATCCAGTTCACTCAGCCTCGGTGATCCTGGAGCTGATGCTCTTTTAATCGCTGGCGATGTTGGCTACTGGGACAACACCGGTCCCACGATGGACAACGTCATGTTTTTCCCATGGTATGGTACTCTGGCAGCGATTGGCGCAGACCAAGGTCTTTACATTTTCAATCCTGACCAGACCAAATTTCACCTCCTACAAGTCCGTGGGGCAGCAGGCGCGGAATATATCACCATCGGCCCGGGCGTAACGCAACCGCCATGAAAACTGCAATTCTGCTTATATCAATGCTGCTTGTGAGAGCGACTTCTACTCTCGCACAGACTAGCGCCGTCACGGTTGGTTCTACTGGTACGACGCAACCGCCAGTCACAAAGTTGACGATGCAGGGCACTTCTTTGTGGATCATGACCGGTAGCGGAAATCCCAATGGAGTGGTGACCGCCAGTCCACCGAGTCTTTACCTGGATTCGCTTGGCGGCGTTCTCTACATTAAAACCAGCGGCACGGGGAGCACGGGCTGGACTCCTCCGAGTGGCGGCACGGGCGGCACGCCTGGCAATCCAACTTCTAAAGTCGGTCCAACGGCGATAAACGGCGTCCTCACAACTTTCATGCCCAGTGACGCAGCGCCAGCGCTCGCCAATACAACTGTAACTCCCGGAACCTACACCAACACTACTCTCACCGTTGACGCGCAAGGAAGACTCACCGCGGCTTCTAACGGTGCTGCTGGTGGAGCGCCAACAACCGCCACATACATGCTTAAGAGCGCGAATGGCTCGCTTCCGAATGCGTTTTCGTATTCCAGTCTTGGCAACGGCATCCTGAAAAACACCACTGTTGCTGGAGTCGGAACACCAAGCATAGCTGTTGCAGGCACCGATTACCTCAATGCAAACCAGACAATCACGCTGAGTGGTGACGTTACAGGCAGCGGATCGAGCGCTATTCCAGCTCTGATCCCCCCGGGGACCATCACTGACGCCAAATCCTCGTTGCTTGTCAAACCTGCCTGCGCTCTTGTAGCGGATTCGGCGACCGGCAATCTTACTCTGTCCGGCGAACAAACCATTGACGGTCAATTAACGGCAAGCACGCTCGTTCTCGCCACGGCGCAGACTACCGGCTCACAAAATGGTCCATGGGTAACGGGGCCAGGCGCATGGACAAGGCCCGGGTGGTACACGAGCGGCAGCACGACACAGGCCCCGCCATACCTGACTACGTTTATCCGACTGGGCACCACTTACCAGGGCTCAACTTGGAGAATGACAACGGCAGGCGTTACGATCGACACGACGGGTACGACATGGGTGCAGACCCCCACAAATGTTAATCTTGCCACTGGCGTTCTACCTCCGGGAAATGTCACCAATCCACTCAATCAAAACACAACGGGTTCGGCGGCAACGCTCACTACAACCAGAACTTTGTGGGGTCAGAATTTTAATGGAGCAGCGAACGTCAGTGGACCGATCCAGCTTGGCACATTAGGAACAACCGACACCACACTGGATCGTTCAAGCGCTGGAGTACTTTCGGTTGCTGGCGTTGTCGTTCCGACTCTCTCCAGCACCAGTACGCTTACAAATAAGCGGATTGCGCGCCGGGTGGATCTTCAGATTTCGCCCGGAACATCCTATACTGTAAACCCCGACAATTTTGACGGAGTAGGTCTTAGCGGGCTAGGCACAGGAACCTTTACCTTTAACGCTACCACCGGAAGTCCGACACCCATGCAGACATTTTTGATTCGAATCGACGAAGGTGCGTCAGCTCACACGCTGGCGTGGAATGCTGCATACCGGACTGTGTGTGTCGCGTTTCCAACCACAACCGTAATAAACAAAACCACCTACGTTTTGGTTATCTGGAATTCTACGGGTGCAACGTGGGATTCGCTGGCTGCCGGGACTCAGCCATGAAACGTTTGATCTCCATTTTACTGCTCGTTTCGGCTTTCCGGCTGGATGCCGCCCTCACGCTGATCGATCAGGGATTTACAGCAGGTACCGGAAGCGCAGTAGCGACTCTATCAATGAGTCCCAATACCGCTATGGTGGTAGGAGATACCGGGATAGTGCTCTTGACGTGGTCAAATAGCGGATCGGGTGGCAGCACTAAAATTTTCACGCAAGCGACTTTCACAGACCCTAAAGGGAACGTTTGGACACGGCAACTGGACGCGATTTATCACCCGGGCGCCGCTAATTCAGGAGTCGAAATTGCTGCTTACACCACCCCGATTACGACCCAAATCGGGGTCACTGACTCAATAACAGTCACAGCTTCGACCGCTACCACTTCCAGAATAGGATACCTTTACGAGGCCCGCGGACTAAACGGCCCTCCCACGTTCGTGGCGGCTGCTGCTGCTTGCGATGGATGCACAACCGGCCAGACCAGCACCACGCCGGGAGTTACGAGTTCATCTATCACCACTGGCGATGCGATTGTTGCGTGGAATGGACAAAAGGATAATGGCGCTGTAACCGGATCTAGCGATACCACCAATGGCACATGGTCTCCGGTGGGCACTGTTAATGCCAGCACGAGCTTTCGCATATCGTTGCAATCCAAAATTGTTACAGGGACCGGAACGATCCCGTGGTTTATCTCGATCGCGAATAGTGTCGCGTGGAACTCGGCATGGATTCAACTAAGGGAAGCTCTTGTGACGCAATCGGCAACAAATGGATTCATGATTTTGGCGAAATAGGAAAAACTAAAATGAAAAGACTTCTTCTCTCTATTGCGGTACTGCTGGCGGCGATCTGTATCAGCTTATTCATTTTACAAAGGCCTTATAGCCTTGGTCAAACTAATCCTGGATGTGGCACGGGAGGTTGCATTTCCGATGGCTGTGATGTTGATACTACTTCAAATCCACAGGGTCCAGTTTGTACGCCTTCACCAGGTACTAATCCTCATTCTATTCAGTACTTCCATGATCAGGTCGCAAATCCAGGCGACACAATCATAGTGCCAGCAGGAACGTATCACTGGGGAGACGGGGTCAGTATCAGTAAAGGCATAACTATTAAGGGTTCAACTCAAATCAGTAACGCCGGGGGTTATCCGTGCGCGCAGGCTAGTCCTCCCACCCTTTGCGCAAGTGCCAATGACGGCCTTCCGACTGGCACTAATGCCGGTACCGTTATCATTGACGATATGGCTCATCCTGCTCCTGGCGGCTCTGTTTTACTTAAAGCTAATATCCCAGGCGGATCATCAAATCCTGGGTACTACCTAATCGGGATAACCTTCCAAGGTCATGAGACAGGTCAAACTACGGCTAATGACGGCGCGATTCGAATTAACAATACAACCGGGCTGGTCACTGCCCGGATAAATAACTGCCATTTCTATCATTTGAAATGGGGTGCAGCCGTAATGATTCAGGGTTGGGTGAACGGAGTGGATGATCATAATCTATTCGAGCAGGGAGATGGCGTCAATCACTCGCACATGTTTGTTAATGGAGCTAATGAAGACAACGCTCACGGGAACGGCGCGTGGGCTGATGGTCCAATGTATGGCAGCGGTAATTTCTGGTTTTTAGAAGACAATACCATCGCTGGGCTGGGTGCGAACAGCATAAGTAATACCAGCGGTGGACTTGATTGCGTGATCGGTGGCAGATACGTCGCCCGCCATAATTACTTTTGGAAAGCGCAGCCCAATGGTCACGGAACTGAAGGGGGAGTTGATCGTGGAATGCGAGCAAACCAAGTTTACCAGAACACGTTCAACTGGCCGAAAATTTTGCCTAACGGGAATGCAGGGCCTCTTCCAGGCGGTGAAATGAGGAGCGGGAGTTCTATCTGGCATGACAATGTTTGGATCGGGCAGTATAATGCATCAAATCCGCTCCATACGGGACTGGCTGATTTTCGTCAGTTTGGAGCGGTAGGCTACGGTCTCTACCCTAGTCAGACCAATAATTCTTGGGGACAAGCAGATGGAGCTAATCCTTGGGATAATAACGCTGATCCGACGAATACCGCTCCCCCACTCTACACAGGGCTGGTAACGGCGGCCAGTAGCCCCGCTTGCATCAGGCCCCCTCCCTATAACAGCAGCAACACTTGCGGGGGTGGTATCACCAAAGCAATCGGAATTAACGTGCCGTTGCCATCTCCGTTACCGCAGGGATTGGAGATTCGATTGGATGCTACGGCGACCCCAGCGGCGACCCCAGCAGGGACTCCGTTTCAAAACGCTGTTGGCCGTAGTGCCGGTTTCTTAAATGTGATTTCGTCCGACAGTACCAGTTCGATAATTAGTTATTACTTTTACAATAGCGGTGATCGCGGAGCGCCGCTTCTTTTTGGTGTTGGCGATACATTTAGCATCCGGCAGCTAAATGTAGGGCTGGATCAATGCGGACACGGAAAAGGCGATGTTGTAGTTGCGGGCCAAACCACTCCCCATAACCTCAATCAGCAACTAGAACCCTGTTATTCATGGAACAACGTGAACCTTGATGCGAACGGGGCACCGCTCGGGTTTAACTGCACTGTGGTTCCGACCATACATTCAGGAACGGACTACATTAACTATGGGACAAGCCCGCCACCCCCACTGCCAGGGCATTCAATTCCGAGTGACGTAGCGAACCTCTATAGCCTGGCAACAAATTGCGGAAGCCCCACTCCCGCGCCCGGCTGCGGTGCTTATACTGACGAATACCAATATCCACATCCTTTAAATGATGGACCCAGACCGCCGCCTCCGCCGAGTCCGACGCCGACACCAATAGCGGGAACGCCTAGTCCGACACCCACTGCAACGCCCACCCCAATTAAAACCCCGACTTCCACTCCGACTGCGACTTTCACTCCTACCCCAACCCCGTCAGCGACTTTCACTCCAACGCCCACCCCGACTTGTCCAGTCTTGGTTGCGCCATCGAATCTCAATTGTACAACGATCTCAACGACTCAGATCAATCTTTCATGGCAAAATAATTCCACCGCACAAGATAACATTTTCATATGGCGACGAACTGGCACTGCGTCCTTTGCCCAGATTGCTACTCAGGGCGGATCCACGACTACCTCTCAGGATACGCTACTTCAGCCTAACACGACATACGATTACGAAGTCCAAACGCATTCGGTTCTGTGTGGAGATTCCGCTTTGAGCAATATCGCCACCTGCACCACCGTGGCGCTACCTACTCCGACCGCCACGGCTACGTATACGCCAACTCCCACGCCTACATTTACTCCAACGCCAACGCCAAGTGCGACGCCAAGTGCGACGCCAACTGCCACGTTTACCCCTACGCCGACACCGACTTTTACGCCGACACCGACTCCCACTCCAACTGCTGCCTCGTTCGTCGGAGTAATCCTTTCCACGCAACCGACACATCTGGTCGGCTACTGGAAGTGCAATGAGACTAGTGGGACTACGCTCAGCGATTCTTCTGGCAACGCCAAGGATCTTAGCATTACAGGCGCGATTGGCACTAATTACTGGCTAGGAGAAACCGGGGAGCAAGGCGGCTGCTTCCGAACCGACGGGGTAACGGGCTACGCCTCTCGAAATGATTCTGTGATCCTGAGTCTCGATAATCAGGACTTCACTTTTTACGCGCTCGTCAATGGCGGCCTTGATTTTGCGAGTGGTGCTGCCGTCGGGATTAGTAATTCTGCTTCAGCTAGCAATCTCGTAAGAACGGGACAAGCTACGGGAGTTAGTGCTGCCTCGGGTTACGCTCGTGGAAATACCGGACAAATGCTCAATCCCATTAATGGCGGCGTAGCGTTCGATAATACATGGCATTCAATCACCTTCCGGCGAACCGGCGCGGTCTTTGACCTCTACGTTGATGGCGTCCGGCAAATCTCCTCGACTACGACTCTCACGGCAGCGAGCACATGTAACCGAACTTCACTAATGAAGAACCTGAGTAATGGTAGCAATCCTTTGGGCAAAGGCAGTATTCAGCACGCCGCAATCTGGAATAGTTCCTTACTGGATACTGAGATTGCTTCGATTCAGACAGCACGGAGCTTTAATCCTGCGCCGACACCAACGGCTACTCCTACTCCCACGCCAACCCCCGTTGCGACTCCTGCTGCTCCCAGCGGCCTAAGCGCTACCGGTACCGGGTGCCAGCAGATCACGCTTACGTGGACTAGAAATTCTACTAATGAGACCGGATTTAACATTCAGCGCAGCTCTGGAGGGTGTACTTCATTTCTGGCAGTTACTCAGACTGGGGCGGGTGTGACAACGTACGTGGATACTCCGCCTACCAGCGGCACTTTCTGCTATCAGGTGAACGCATTCAATGCCGGCGGAAATTCGGGTTTCACCAATCAGGCTTCCGCTACCACTCTCTCATGCGTGACGCCTAGTCCGACACCTACGGCAACTCCGAGCGCAACACCTAGTGCTACAGCAACGGCTACTGCTACGCCAACGCCCGCTGCACAGGTTCCCGGGCCCGTCCAGAGTTTACGCGTAATGAGCCAGGGTGGGACGACCAATTTACTGGTCTGGCAGCAAAACGATCCGAGTGACGCCGTCATTTATTATAATATTCAGCGGGCAAAAGGTGGAAGCAGTAGTTACCAGCAGATCGACACAGTTAATCCGCCTCTTCCCGGTGCGACTCCGTGGTACGATGCGACGCACAAGTTACAGGGCCGCAAGACCACATTCAGGGTCTCCGCTCACAATGTCACCGGGGACGGTCCACCGAGCTACAGCGTGACGATACAGAGATGAACGAAGAGCCTCCAAGAAAAAAGGGATTTTGGGAAAGCCTTCCCAGTCAAGGCACTGTTGCGTCCATTATGGCAATTACTCTGGGTGCTGCTTTAATCATAATTGCCATCACTACTGGCGCGGCACTGCTTCAGCAGAAGCATGAGATTTCGGGCGTCATTTCAGACATGTTTACAACTGTGCTGGGAGCAATCGTCGGCGCGCTCTCGGTATATGTTGGGATTAAGAAAAACGGAGAAAAGTGAGCAACGGAACCAGCCCTGGCATTCCGCAATACGGTCTTTCTTTAGTTCCGGACATCGATTTCGCGGTAAAAGATCCCGCCATGATCGAAGCGGAAGTGATTGCCGATTATCAGGCTGCGTTCCTCGCGCTGACCAATATAGCGAAAACGCTCGCGCCTGCCGATCCCGTCCGGCTGCATCTGCTCGCGGTATGCGATTGGCTGTCGCAGCAGCGTGTCATCATAGATTTCACTGGCAAAATGAACCTGCTCAAATACGCGCACGATTCGTATCTGGACAATCTGGCTGCGCTTTATGGTGATCGTGCTTTGCGTCTGGCAGCGGCTCCTGCGTCCTGCACGCTGCAATTCACGCTGGTCGTGGCGCTGGCTTTTAACGCCACGATTCCTGCCGGAACGCAATGTTCGGCTGGGAATTTTGCGTTTCAAACCATCATTGACTGTGTTATCCCCGCAGGACAACTAATCGGCACTGTCACGGGAACGGCTATTGTCCCAGGAACCGTTGGCAATGGGTATCTGCCTGGCCAGGTTAATTATCTCATCAACTGGAATCAGTCGTGGGCCATGACAGTTCAAAATATCGATACGTCTGTGAATGGCGTAGATCTCGAACCGGATGAACAATACCGTTTCCGAATCTGGCTCGCTATTGAAAGTTTTTCCACCTGCGGCCCGCACGATGCGTACGAGTTCTGGGCGCTCTCAGCCGATCCGTCAATCATTCAGGCGGTTGTTTATTCAGCGCCAGAGGTCGCAGGTGAAGTCTGGATTTATCCGCTTTGCACCAATGGCACGCTGCCCACTCCGGACATTATCAACAAGGTTCTTGCCACGTGCAGCGCGGATACGCGCCGTCCGGTTACCGATTATGTCAGCGTATTCGCGCCAACCGTTGTGCCATACACGGTCAATCTGGATTACTGGATTCTGAGCACGAATCAGGTGCTTCAGGCGACCATCGAAGCAAACGTGCAGCAGGCCGTTTTGAACTGGATCCAGTGGCAACGCAGTTACATCTCGCGCGACATCAACGGTGACGAACTCATCAAGCTATGCTTGGAAGCTGGCGCGAAACGGATCGTGATCAATCAGCCAACGCCTAATTTTCAGCCAATGGATTACTATCAGCTGCCAGTGTGCGATCCTGCGACACCTTCAGACCAAAATTTCACAGACGGTGCGTCCACGATCAGTAGCCCGACTTACACCAGCAATACGGCGCATTTTGCGCCGGGCGGGGCAGGGCTCTCAATCACGGGCACGAACATCCCGACAGGCACCACTATTGCGGCTGTAGTTAACGCTTCGACGGTTACGCTATCACAAAATGCTACTGCCACCGGAACGGGTCTAGCGTTTAC